GTTGCCGCGTGCGAGAGGTCCAGCCCGTCCACCGTGCGCATGGTCATGGTCACCTTGACGGTCTCGCCCTCCGCGGGCATGTGCTTGAGCAGGTATTGCGGGATGGTCACGCTTCCCGATGCGTCCCCAACCATCGAGTAGGTGCCCCACACGTCGGAAGCGAAAGTGATCGCGTTACCACCGCGCGTGGCATTGGTTGCCCAAACGAGCGTCACGCCGTCTGGGGACAGCAGAAGGCTCACGTCGGTGATACTCACGGGACGCACCGTCGTGACCTGATACGTGTACGCGCCGCCGTGCGCGGCCCTGGCATAGCGCCAGCGGTTAGACCACGTGCGAACGCTTATCTCAATGTCCGTGCGGTCATACGTCGCGCTGTTGTCGATTGCTATGGAATCGTCGCACCAGCACATGCCGCTCACGAGCTGGGCGGTCGTGTTGGGCTGCCCAGGGGTCCCCCAGCCGTCCCAGTAGGTCGAGCCGTCCGCTATGGACTGCCAGTTGCTCCAATCGCCGATGTAGTCATATCCCGCGCTGCGCGTGCGCGTGCGGTACCGTATCTGGTACTCGCCGCTCGCGTTGAGCGGCCCGAGCCACGCGGGGTAGACGCTGCCCGATTGCAGCGCCGTGACGGTGGGCAGCAGCGTGCCAACCTCCGTGCCGCAGCCGCCGCGCGTGGCGACGGGGAACGGCGCGACGGAGCCGCCGTCGGACGTGTAGGAGATTTCCCACTCCGCAGGGACCAGCACCCAGCGCTGTGCGTCGCTTCCGTTGCTCGTCCAAATCTGCACGTTGGTGTTCATGGTGGACTTGCCGCCCGCAGCGTCGAGCACGTAGGTGCTAGCGCCAAACGCGCCGATTCTAACGACGGGGTAGGCATAGCCGTTGATTTCCGTCGTGCCGTACTCCGTAAGCACCCAGTGCTGTGCAGCGGAGTTGTTGAAGTTGTACATCCAGACGTTCGTGCCCTTGGCCTGCGTGCCGTTGGCCACGTCGAGCGACTTGCCCGTCTCTGCGTCACGGATGGTCACGTAGCCGCTTGCGTTGGCAATGTCCCACTTTTGGCCATTGCTGCCGTTGCGCCCCCATAGGCGCACGTTGGCCTTGTTAGCGGTGGAGTTGCTGATAACGTCCATCGCCATCTTCACGTCAAGCAGGGACAGCAACTCGTATGTTCCGTCTGCGATTGCCATTAGATAGCCCCCAGTCTCGAAAGCCCAACGAGGTAATCGCGCGTAACGTTTACGATTCCTGCATCATCGTTAACAGCCAAGTCATTGAGGTAAACGTTGTACACCGTCGCGCCGCTGGTCGGCTGTGCGGCAACGCCATAGCGCGCCATGCCGTCCGCGTTGAGTCCGAGCGCGTTGGCTATGGTCTCGCTCGCGCTGCCCATTGCCCGCGTCGCTTGCACGGTCCCATCGTCGATGCCGATAGCTAGGCCCTGCATGAGGTAGCCGCCCATCTCCCTCATCAAACGTGACGGGGAGCCGATGCCAAAGAAGCCCTTGAGCGTGCTGAGCGCGTTGGAGCAGAGGTTGCTGACGGCGTTGGTCACCCAGCCCACCGCTCCGCTGATGCCGTTCACAAGGCCTTGGATGAGGTCTTGGCCCGCGCCAACCAGCCAGCCGCCGATTCCGCTCAGTGCGCCCATCACAGCGCCGCGCAGCGTGCCGAAGATGGACTTGATGCCGCCGATTGCGGCGCTGACCGCGCTCTTCATGGCGTTCAAAGCGCCTGACCAGTTGCCTTGCATTGCCGCGCTCACCGCTGCCACGATGGAGCGCACCACGTTCATGGCGGTGGTGATGATGGTCTTGATGATGTTGAAGTTGGTCTGCACGAGGGACTTGATAACGCCCAGCGTGCTACCGATGATTGCGCGGATTGCGGGCCACACTTGGTTGACGATGTTGAGAACCGTGTTCAAAGCACCGAGAACCGTGTTGCGCACAACCCCAAACACTTCCATGACCTTGTTGCGCATGTCCTCGTTGGTGGCGATGAATGCCACGATCGCGCCGATGATAGCCCCGATGATGGTAATGGGGCCACCCAGCACGGACATGATAACGGCGATTAGACCGGGGATGCTGCCAATCATGCTGATAGCGGGGATGATTACGGTGGTAAGGAATCCCACCGCGCCCGATATCGCGCCGATGATGGACGTGATGACGCTCATTCCTGCGATTCCCGCGACGATGCCCGCGATAACTGGCAGCGCGGGCTGGATGAAGCTGATGAACTGGCTGAATGCGTCCGCGAGCGCCGTGACGAGCGGGGTCACCGCTTCAAGGCCCGAGGATGCCAAATCGCCAAGCGTGCTTGCTAGGTCGGAGATAACGGGTGCTGCCGCCTCGATGCCAGACTGGACGAAATCGCCCACGGCATCGGCCACGTCGGAGAGAACGGGCGAAATGGACTCGAACGCGCTTGCCATGCCGTTGATGGCGTCCGTGATTCGCCCATCCTCATTGAGCGAGTCGTAGATGCCCTGCATGGTGTTGGTGATTGCCGCGTCCATCTGGCCCATTGCGCCCTCAAAGGTGCTGGTCGATGTTGCGGCTTCCTGTGCCACGTCGGTCATGCCGAGATTGCTCAGTGCCGCGTTGAACTCGTCTGCGGTCACCTCGCCAGCGGCCAGCGCGTCCTTGAACGTCCCCATGGAATCGTCCCACGCGCCCATCTCCTTGAGCTCGTTTTGGATGGCACCAGACGCGCCAGGAAGGGCGTTTACAATCTGGTTCCAATCTTGGCTCATGAGCTTGCCCGCGCCGTTCACCTGCGTGATGGCGTTGGCAAAGTAGCCGAACGACTCGGAGTTGCCGCCCGCAGCCGCGTTGAGGTTGCCAGCCGCTTGAACGAGCGTGTCATAGTCCTTGACGCCGTTTGCGGCCAGCTTTGCCGTGGTGTCCATGACCTCGCCGAGATCGTACACGGTTTGGTCGGCGTAGTCCTTCATTGCGGTGCGCACCGCGTCAATCTGTGCCGTGTCAAAGCCCGCAAAGCTCATCGTGCTAGCGAACTTCTGCATGGCGTCCGATTGCTCGATGCCGTCCCCGAACCGCTCCTTGAACTCGTTAGCGGCACTACTCGCAACGTCCGCAATGATGTTGCCGAGAGCCACCTTCGCAACGCTGAAGCCGTTCGCTAGGGCGTTTGCGCCCGCGCTGCCAGCGCCACCCATGCCGCTCTGCATAGCGCCCGATGCGCTGGATGAGAACGCCTTGCCCGCGCTCTTTCCCGCGCCGCTCATGGACTTGCCTATCTCGTCCACGACCTTCGAGGATTCCAGCTTCGGATAGATGGATAGGTAAGCAGATGCGATTTCTCCTGCCATTTACTCACCCCCTTGGGGTCTGTTGAGAATTTCGTCCACGAACGCGCGGTTGGCTTGCGTGGCGTTGTACTTGCGCTCGAATTCCTCGCGTGACGCGGGCGTGTCAATGGGCTTGGGGTAGTTGCGCCGCTTCTGCGCGTCCTCCGTGTTCTGCCATGCGATAACGCGCAACGTGTGCTCGATTTTCGTAAGCAAATACGTCTGCGTGTCCCACTCCGCAGCGGTTCCGCGCCACACGCGCGCCCCTGCGGGAAGCTGCGCGCACAAACAGGCGGCATGGGCGTAACTGTAGGCCGCGCCCATGCCGTCCATGTTGAGTCCGTAGTACTGTTGCAGGTCGGCGCGTAGCTCGCTTGGCCTGTCACGCACGAGCCGCGCGAGCAACGCTAGTTTTTTGCTTCGTCACCAGCGGCTTCGAACGCGGCCCTCAGCAGCTCGCCCATCTTCTCGAACTTGCCGCCGATGGCGCGTGCGTACTCACGATCACGGCCAGCGAAGATGGCATGGAAGCAGCGAATCAGCTTGCGCGGGTCCTCGTCGGCTTCCAGGATGTCGGCAATGAACTCGTAGTCGGTAAGCACGCTCTCATCGGCTTCAAACTCACCAACAACGGTTTCGTACTCTTCCTCGTCGGATTCGTACTCATCGTCAACGTCAATTTCCTTAATGACGGGACGCTCGTACTCGAACTCAAAGGTAATCATGTGCTAGGCCACCTCAATGTAGTCGTAGACGCTCACGCCGTTGGCATCGACGTTGCAGGTGATGGTGATTTCACGGCCAGCCAACTCGCCGCTAGCAAGCGCAAGCTCGCCCACCTCGGTCACCTGACCAGCGGGCACGACCTGACGCCAGCGGCGGCCGTCGCGCAGGACCAGCTCGAGCACGTAGATGCGAGCGGGGTCATCGTGCGCACCGTGCTTCACGGTGATGAGGTCAGTGGTGGTGGTGACCATCGACTGTCCGTAAATCTCCTTCAGCGCGGATTCCTTGACCTCGATGAGCGTTGCGGTGATGGTCTCGGTGCGGCTGGACGATGCGGTGTAGACGGTATCGCCGTTCATGTCCACCATGTTCTCGGCATCGGTCTCGATGGACTCGGTAACGCCGTCCTCGCTGATGAAGCCAAGATTGACGAAATCAGATGGCAGTGCGGTGGTAATGTCGGTGGGAACGGTGGCGGTGCTGGGCGCACTGAAGAAGTAGCCGCCCGAGACGCCCTTGGTAGTGGAAACGTTAGCCACTGCGTTGGTACCAGTTGGCATGTCAGCTCCTTACGTTTGAAAAAAGGCCCCCGCGACGGTCGCAGGGGCCATGTGTTTGTGATTGCTCGATTTGCTTACACTCCGTGCAACGCCTGTGAGAGCGCTTCGACCTGCTTGGCATGGAGTCCAGCGTTAAAGCGTCCACCGCGCTTGTGGTCGATGCTCGACGCGCCCACCCAGCCGAGCGCGGACACGTAGCGGCCGTCAAGGTCAACGCCGCTGCCGAACTTCAGCCCGCTAACGGCTTCCGCGCGCAGCTTGGCGCGCATGGCCTCGTATGCGAGCAGACGTTGGACGCCCGCGGACTTCATCACTGTGCGGAATCCCATTTCGTTGGTGTCAACAATCAGGTCCGCGCTTACCTTGTGTCTCATGGCACAGCCGTCCAGATGGGGTCGTTGTCGGTGTCCAGCTTCCCGTAGGACGGCACCGCGAACGCGGCGTAGGCCGCAACGCCCAGCATTTGCAGCTCGCTCTTGCGGATGTAGAGGTCACCAACTGGATTGCCCCACGTCCACGTGTTGCTGTAGGTGCTAACGCTCTGGATTGCCTGTGGCGATTGCCCGAACTCTTCTGCGGTCGGCGAGGACAGGGCGCGCTCGACCATCTGGCACACGACCATGCGAGCCGCGTCCGTGTCGGGCGTGGTCCTGCCGCATGCCTTCGTGACCATGAGCGACGCGCGCTCAATCATCTTCTCGGCCACGTCGGGGTCTAGCACTGTGCAAGCCAAATCATCGACTTCTGCGTAGGTGGTGACAGCCATTGGCTACACCTCCTTCTTCGCCGCCCTCTTTCTGGGCGCGCGCTTCTTTGGCTGCTCTGCGGGCTGCTTGACGGTGTGGCCCCACGACTTGTAAAGCTCCACAAGCTCGTCAGGCACGACCATCTCAACGCCCGTGTCGCAATGGACCATGACGGTTGCCATGCTTAGGCCGTAATCTTCTGGAAGTAAGCGGTGTCGGCAACGAAACCGATACGGACCTCAGCACGAATACCAACCATGTTGCGCTGCCAGAGGTTGATGGCATCATCGCCGGTACCGAGGGTAGCCTGGTCGGAAACGGAAATCTCGATGCCCGCGACGGTGCCGTACATGGCATGGGTCCAATCACCAGCGAAACCGAGCTGGGCGGGGCTGCCAGCGGCATAGACGCCGCGCGAATAGGTCACGGGAGCACCGAGGATGGTGGGGATGGTGGAGTTGGCAACGGTGTCGATGAACAGCGGGCGCTTGGCCTGGTCGGTTGCGCCAAGCAGCGCGGTCTTGCCCTGCGGGGACATGACGATGCCATCCATCACGCCGCCAGCGTTGGCAATGTTGCCGTCAACGGTAACGAGAGCACCGTAAACATCGGTGCCAAAAGCAACGGCAGTGGCGTTACCAAGCACGTCAAAGTTGCTGCCAGGTGCGGTGGTGCCGAACACGGTTGCATCGAACTTGTTGGCAAGGGCGAAGGGCAGACGCTCGCGCAGCGCGTTGTACAGACGCGGCATATCATCCATAAGCTCCTTGGAAACAGTCTCAATGACTGCGAGCTTGTAGGGCTGCATGGTCTTGATGCCGACGGTGGAGTTGGACACGGGCTTGGTGCCAGTCTCTTCCACCCAATCAGCCTGCGGCTCGCCAGTAATCACGGGGATGGCAAGGCCGTTACCAGGCAGCTCGATACGGCGGGCGAGGCGCATGACGGCAGACTCTTCGAGGGTCTTGGCCCAAATGTCAGCGGAAATGGACTCGGGAAGGGTAGGACGGGAAATCTCGGGCATGATTTGCTCCTTTTCGTGTGCTTAGGCGCTAAAAGCGCTCTTCATGAACTCGGCGAAGTCCGCGGACGCGTTGCCGCTATCGACAGCGCCAGAAACCTCGCCCTTGTCGGTCACAGATGGGTACTTTGGCTTTGTGGCATCGTGGGCCGCAAGCCATTCGGCGTTCTCGGCCACGTCACCAGCCATGCGGGACAGCATCTCGGCGCTTACGCCCTTCTCGGCTGCGAGCTTGGCAACCAGCGCGGCGCGCTCTTGCTCCTGCTTGATGCCAGCAAGCTCGTTCTCTGCCTTCTCTGCCCGCTCCACCGCACGTTGCAGCTCGGACTTGGCGGCTTCCTGCGCTTCGTCGTAGGCTTTCGCCTTGGTCTGCAAGTCGGCGTAGTCGGCGTACTTCTCGCGCTCTCGCTTGAGCCTGTCGCGTACGATTGCATCAAGCTCGGCCTGCGTGAAAGTGCGCTCTTGCTCCGCAGTTGCGCCCTGCGTGGCGTTGTCGTGCTCGTCGGCCATGGTTGGCCCCCTTTCCCGCCTTTGGCGGTCGTCATTTGCCGCGATAGGCTCGCGTAGCCATGAAAAAGGCCCCTTGCGGGGCCAGATTCACCTTGCTTATGCGTTTGCCGCTTCCTGCGGGCTTGCGCCCTGCTCGCGTGCGTCGCGGTACAGCTCGCGCCGCCGTGCGTTGCGCTGGTCGGCAAACTCCTTCGTGTAGTCGGCGCGCCGCATGGAGTTGACGCGCTCTTTCCAGCTATCGCCCTCCGCGTCCGTGTACTCGTCCAGCAGCGCGTCGGGATCGTAGCCTTCAATCTCCAAATCGTCCCCGCGCCGCTTGACAACGAACTCACAATCGCAGTTAGCATGGATGTGCTCGGCGTGGTTGCCAGCGCGCACTGCCTTGGACGCGAACACCCAGCCCTGCGAGCCGAGCGTGCGGCAGAACGCGCAAGAGTCACCGATGCACACCCAAGCCCACATGGTCTTGTTGGCTATGGCGTTCTCGCGCATGGTCTCGATGCCGCAACGCTTGACCATGCGCTGCATCTCGTTGCTCACCAGCGCGCGGGCGGCTTGGATGGACGTTGCACGCTGGTATTGCTCGCGTATGTTGGCGGTGACAATCTCTTCGTCGGGCAGGTCCGCGAGGTGCGCCATAGGCGCGGAGCCTTGCATCATCTCGTCAAAGAGGGAAGCGGACAGCTCCGCGTCGGCGTTGCCGTACTGCCACAGGAGCTGGTCGGCGTAGTCGCACAGCAGCGAGAGCGCGCGGCCCTCATCGTCCCATGAGAGCGAGTCGAAATACTCTTCCAGCTTGCGCGCCGCTTCGCCGCGTAATTTGGCGTGCGCGTCGCGGTACCGCTTCCAGTCGGATGCGTAGATGCGCGCGTGCGTCATGACGAAACCAGCCCATCCAGCAGCGCGCCGCCGACGTTGCGCCTACGCTGCGCCATGATGCGCGCGATGGTCGGCGCGTCAAAGCCCAGCATCTCGTAGAAGACCTCGGTGCCGCCGAACTGCGGGTCAACGCTTGCGATTTTCACCGCTGCGTCTGCGGTGGACGCAACGGACGGCATAGCGGGATTCTGGAACTTCGCCATAACCGCGCGCTCTTCGTCGGTGAGGTCCGCGAGGGACTTGTTGCCGGCGATGGCCTGCGCCATGAGCGCGATTGTGTACAGAGCGTCCCCGTTCTCGCGGTTCAGCTCCTGCGCGCGAACAATCAGCTTCTCATTTGCCGCTGCAACAGCGTCAGCGCTGGTCGGGTTGGCGTCGTTGACCACGCCCGTGTCCGTCACGGAGAGCGACGTTGACGCGGCGAACTGCGTGGCCAGCGAACGGAGCATCTCGACGTGGGGCGTGATGTGGCCTTGTGCGAGCTGCCCGAACTGCGGAACGTCCCCGTTCTCGTCGCGTGTTGCCAGCAGCAGCGAACCCATGTAGGTCTTGAACTTGTCGGAGATGAGCGCGTCGTATTGCTCGTCTGTGATGCCCAGCAGGTACTTCTGCGGGCTGGTCGAGAACTCCAACGCGACGGTGGCAAGGCTCATCGTGCGGATGTATCCGCGCGTGAGGTCACGCACTGAGCGCGAGATGCGCGAGCGTCCCAGCGGGCGCTTCGTGGTGCCGCCCTCGTTGGCCATTGCGACCATCAGCGGGCGTCCCATAGCCTGCGCGTAGCCCTCGGCGTGCCAGCGCGCGGAATCGTCGCGCCTGATTACCCACACTGCATCGTCGGTGTAGAGGTTGACCACACTGGGGACCTCGTAGCCGTCGCGCCCGCGCGTGGTCTCCGTGATGGCAAAGCCGCATGCGAGACGCTGCGCGCCGCCGTCCCAGATGCCCGCGGCGGTCTCGCCGCTGTGGAAGCGGATGGTAACGCCAGACGCGCCGCCAGCGGACAACGTGGCGAACACGACGCCGTGCATGAGCTCGTCCCCCACCGCCTTGTTGTATTGGCTCGTGAGCCTGTTGTCGCGCACGATGGACGCGAGCAATTCGGGCGTCGTGCCGTCCGATGCCACGTAGCCGTCAAAGATAGAGCGGTCCTTCAGGACGGTGACCGCCTTCTCTGGCCAGCAGCACGCCATTTCGAAGTGCGCAAGTGATCGTGGCAGCGCAATGCCTAGATTGCACTCGCCGACGGTCACGCGCTGCTCGAAGTAGCGCCGCTTGAGCCGGTTCTTGGAGTTGTGGCGCTCGAACTCGTCCAGCAGAGCGCCCATCTGCGCGCGTGCGTCTGGGGTGAGTCCAGCCGCGTCGCGCACGCCGTGAAAGTCGTGGTGCATTAGCCAATCCTCGCTTTCCTGTTGGGGTTGCGCTTTGTCGTTCTCGAACCCCACAGAGCGAGCGCGCACGCTTCGATGGGTAGTGGGTCGGTGCCACCGAACCCCCAGCCGCCACCGCGCCCGATTGCGCGCCGCGTGGCCGTCGTTGCGGATTCCCTAAGCTGCTCCTGTGGGCGGTACCACGTCAGCTTCCTCTCGTTCACTGCGTCGCAGAGCATCGACGCGCTTGCCACCACGTCACCGCTTGATGGGGTGACCACGTAGCCGCGCGGCGCTCGCTCGCTCATGCGCTCGACCAGCGCCTGACTCCCGCTCTTGCCGTCGATTACCACGCACGCGCCCACGTTCGTGCGGGCGCACAGCCAGTCGGCCAGCCACGCGGTGCCGCTCGCCATGCTGCGCCGCTCTTGCAGCTCCACATGCGTAACGTCCCCACAGGTCTCGGCAACAGCCAACACGACCTCGGAGCCGTCCGCGCTGAACTTCACGCCGTACGCGGTCCGCTCTGGCTGCAACGGGTGTTCGGTGGCGCAAGCGTCCCACGCCTTTGCGGGCAACACGTGCTCGTCCCTGCGTATGGCGGTGGGTGACCACCAGCCAAGCCGTTCGCGCGCGAAACCGTCACGCGTCATTGTGTCGTGCTCGTCGCGCACTGTGCGCTCGCTCATGCGCCGACCCATTGCGGGGTTGCACGCATACCAGAGGTCAACGTTGTCAACGTCCACGTCTTGCAGCGTGTCGGCCTGTGCGCCCCATTCGAGCCACCAGATAGACGCGCTACCCGCGTGTGCCTTGTCGTGCATCGTCTGGAAGATGGTGCCGCTGCAATCGGGACCAGGTACGGTACCGATATAGATTTTCTGGCTCTTGTCCTCTGCATCATCGTCCAGCTCTTCGGCCGCCGACACGGTAGGCAAGATAGCGTCCTGCTGCGCCGCCGTCAGCTCTTGGGCTTCGTCAAGAATCAGCACGGAATAGGTGCCACCACGAACGCCGCTCGTACGCGTTTGGAACTCGATGTAGCTTCCATCACGGAAATAGATGCCCTCGTAGCCAATGGCCGCATAGATCGTGTCAACCTCCGCGTAGAGGTCCGCGTTACCGCGCACGAAATCGGCTATCTCCTTGAACATCTTGTGTGCCACGCCGCTGCGGTGCGCGGAGTACAGCACGTTCTTATGCTCGACGCATGCCATCCATATCGCGTAATCGCGCGCCGCGAAACTCTTGCCGTTCTGTCGTGGCTTCGTGATGCAGATGGTCTTTGCCGCGAAGTCCCCTCGCTCGTTTCGGGCGAAAAAGACCTCCATTTCGTACTTCTGCGAGTCGTAGTAGTTGCGCCCGTACGCTTCGAACATCTCGACGGCATCAGCGCCGCGCGAGTAGGCGTAATCGCCAACGTTCTGGAACGTCGGCACCTGCCCGCCCAGCCTACGCGCCATTGCGCGCCTTTGCTAGCGGGCTTTCGCTGCGGTCCTGCGGCAGTCGGTCTATCTCGTCCATGACCTCCATGAGCCGCTTCGAGAGCGCGGCCACGTCGCGCCCAGACTCGCAGGCATCGACCGAAACAGCCAGTTTGTCCCTCAGTGCTTCCAGCGTCTTGCGCCTATCGCCGCTCTGGGCGGATTTCACGAGGTCAGCCATGGTCGGTGCTCCGTTTCGTCGGTTGTGTCAAATGTGGAAACTTAGCCGTAGCTTTCGGCGCT